AAAACTGCCACCAATGCAAATACTCAGTATTGGGGAGGTCGAGCCCGTGGGTCTGCTGAAAAGCGGCCAGGATGAAATTGGCATCTTTGGCAAAACTGTATAATTGCGGTGATGAATTATCCTCTTCACCAGGTTGCCCGCCATTTAAAAATTTCAATCCCCGAATGAAGGCTTCCTGAGTATCTTTTGGCGGATCCGGATAAAGGTTATCAATCAAAATCATCTGCTTTTCGATTGCACTCAAAGCATTATCCTCAAAGGCCAGTATGACCCGCAGGCAATCTCTGAAGTTCGTGTTGATCTTAACTTCGTGACTGTGGATCATCACCGCAGTGGGCAGCTTTTCGAAAAGAATATTCACCACATTTATTTCATCACCTTTGAGCCAGGACGCTTTCGCGTATACTTCGCGATCATTGGCGAACGTGATTTCTGAATGATCGGTGTGATCCCTTCAAAAAACTGGCAAATTGCTTCTAAGCTCAGTACATCTCCAAATGCCTTTTGGGATGTTCCGGCGCCAAAGAGACTATCGATCATAGTGCGCATAAATTCACAAAGCTCACGCACAAACGCCAATCGTTCAGATAGGTTTTCTGGCAAACCAAATTCATCGAGGGATGAAACCTTATCAAGTTCCTTCGCTTTCCGTTGATACTCAACATACTTCTGGTCAAACTCGTGAATCAGCATATAAAATCGATCAGCAAATGCCACTTCGTTTGGGTTAAACTCGATCACTCGATTTGGATCATCATTGATGCAAACTTGCTTCTTTCCAACATCGATGCGAATGCTTTCCATAAAAAACAGCCTTTCCAAAAATACCCGTCAAAATTGAATTGACGGGCTCGTAAGATACTCAGTATGAGGGGTCAATTCAAGGCTTATTAGAAGAGCAACATTATGACCCAGTAAATGCCAGTGTAACCGGATTGAAGGTTCCAGTTACCGGATCACCCACGAAGTTAATCGTGTAGTTGATCTTCGCCGATGTGCCGCCATCGCCGCCGAAGCTGTCGATCTGGATGGATACTGCCTGCTTTTCAGCGGGATAAGCGCCTGTCACTGGAGCTTCATACAACCATACATTTACAATCTCCGTCCTGGCGGCGGTCAGCACTGCGCGAGTCTGGCGCAAATTATCGATGTAATCAAATACCGCATCGCCAGCTTTGCAGGTTCCTTCGATGGGCATGGTCGGTTTGTAACTCTCAATCTCGGTAGACCCGCTATCCTGATGAATATAGACCTCTTCCAGCGTTTGCGGATTGTAGTTGATCGTCCCGGTGGTAATGCCATCGCCAAGCAACGACCATACCGGAGTTGCAACAGTGCCGGTGTTCAAAAAGGTTTTGAAATTGCTGCGCTTTACTGTAGTTGCCATAGTTCCTCTTTATGGTTCTTGCATATAAGTCAACCGGGCTTGAATTTGGTAAATGCCGGTTTCTGAATTTCCTTGTTCAAACAAAAATGCCCAATTGAGCGCTTCGAGTGCAATCGCAGTCTTGCCCGCATCCAGTGTTGGCAGATTATCAATTTCTGTCTGCTGCTCAAACCAATCTGCTAAGGCCTCATAAAAACCACTGGTCTCTAATCGTTCCAGATCGTCGGCTGTAGATTCCATTGACTGGAAGGCAAAGCTGAACTCACGCACGCTGCCGCCATTTATGTAGCGCTCGACAATCCGACCGCCGGCAATTGGGATGATGGCATACTGCGTCGGCTCGGAACCCAGATAATCCACCCAGACTGGAGCGCTCTCCGCTAGTTCTGTGTAGGTCCTCAGGTAGTTTCGCAGCGACGCTATGATGCTCATCTAACCACCTCTTCCGGCAATTCTACGGGCGCCGGCAAGAATCCGTTGGCCGTGGACTTGCACCATACGGGCAAACCAAAACGGTCCGCGTTGTGGACCTGTCTGGCTGCCGGGCTTGCGCTTAGAATAGTACTGCGCCCGGGCATATGGCGCTATCCAGGACACTTCACCACTGCCTAAGTCCGTGCCCAATGTGCCTGATTTAACCAGCATGCCGGTCAGCAGAGGGGTAAAGGGTTCAGACAGACGCAAAACCTCACTGTCAACGAATCGTTGGGCAGCGGAATAACGGGCTTGCCACTTTGGTTGAAAATTTGTGTTCCATACCAATCTTGCCTTCCCGCCTTTGGTGGTGATTACTCTGCCGCGTGGCGTGTCAATAGTTGGACCACTTTTCTTTGCCATCATGCGCATCCTATCTGCCAATGCTGCAAATGTCGCCCGCCATAGTCCATGCGATCCACGCTGCGAATGCTAACTATATCTGGGTATTTCTTCTTCAACGCGGTAATGGTAAATGCTGCACTGATTTCATCGGTCACTAATCCCCTTACCAGGATATCGCCAGGCTTGAACGAAAATACACCGCACGTGAAGGGAATATAAATTGCAACGCTGTCCGCCTCGAGCAATCCTGACCGCTGCACAGTGACCGCTTTCCGGTCTTCCCAGAATACATCCCGAATTTGAGTTCGTGTCCACGCTTCAACGCCATTAATCACACTCTTGTTATAAAGCGTGCAATCACTGTTTGTTTTCACAGCTCACCCCGGTACATCAAGCCAGTATTCCAGAGATACCGTTTTGCTGCATTCACCAATCTCACCTCAGCAGGCACTTTAGATAAATATGTTATCGAGTAGCTACCCACTCGTTCACTTTCAACCGCGCCACCGGCTTCTTCCAGACTTTGCATTTCCTCAGCTACCGCACATGCTGCCATCTTAATCTTGTTAATGATCAGTTCATCAGTAATAGCGCCAGCCTGGTCGAACGTTACCTGGTCAATGACTTCAGAAGCGCGTAACGCTAATCGATCAAAATTGACAGCGGCTATGGCAGTTCCTTTAAACTGCTGAGTATAAAAACTATAATCTACATAGACTGCCATAGCGCATGTCCTTTCCCATAGAGGTTGATCACCCCCTTTCGGGATAACTTAGCTGGCCTTGATGTGTGAGTAAATGCCCTTCACCTTGTTGTCATAGACAAAAGCATCATGGTACAGGCGATATTGCACTTTATAAGCATCCGCGTCCTGATTCTCATCAGGCGTAAAGATTTTCAGTGCAGCCAGCTTGGTTGCCTGCAGTACAGCGCTGGGATGAAGCAACAGGAAGTTGATATCGCGCCCGGTTGTCACTGTCTTGGTATATCCACCGGCTGTGCTGGTAGCGCCGGCATCCAAAGTGATACCTTTGTAGAATCGAGTCTGCGGAACCAAAATGATGGGAGTATTGTCCAACGCCAAAACCCGACGATCAACATTGGTTTCGGATGCCAGCGAACGTGAAACAGCCGCTTTGATGAAACTGTTTACGGTATCAGACACATACAACAAACGTCCTTCTGCCGGCACCTCATTTGCATCCAACGCTGCATGCGCAGCATCAATAGCCGCCAGCACGGTACCGCTGGTCAACGTTGTCGGAGTACCGACCTCCGTGATGCCCGACCAGGTTGCATATCTTGAGAAGCGATAGGCATCCACTTCCGGCGCTACCTGGGTACGAATGAACTCGCCCGCCAGGGAACCAAAAGCCATCCCCAGCGTTTCGTCATCATCCATGCGGTCGATCGAAAATTCACGCCCACGGGATGCTCCGAGTGTCATCGTTTCCCAAACCCCGGTCACATCACCGACCGGATAACCGCCAGAGCGGGAATAATTACCCAGGCCAACAGTAGATATCTTAAAGACTCTGACCACCGCAGCCCCGGCAAAATCAACCGGTTTCGTCGGCGCGTCCATGCGAGCCGTCAGGCTCTCACGTCGATAGATTTCATCCAGAATCGGCTGAAATTTGGTTACAAGATCAATTATATTTGTCATGTGTTATTTCTCCTCGGTCGGCAATCCAGCCGCTTTCCGGGCAGCCAGAATTACCGGATCATTGATTACGGATTTATTGTTTCCACCAATCACAATCTTGGGGAATTTTTCGCCACTATCGAACAGGAAATCATTCTCGGATTGGATTTTTTCGAGTTGGTCTTTCAGTCCGGAGATCGAGCCATCCTCGGCCAGTTTCAACAGCTCAGTATTGAGCAGAGCACGTACAGCCTTCACGTTTTTGGCTTTCGCGCCGGTCAGAGCGCCAGTCAAAGCATGCTCGAAATGGAGCTGCTCGAGCTGCTTTTTGGCATCAATCTGTACCTGCTCAAATTTGGCTTTGTACTCGTCGGCGCTTTTCTTAACGCCTTCGATATCCATGCTCTTGAAGTTCTCGATCTGCTGATTGGCTTCTCCAAGCTGCTTTTTCAATGTGTCAGCTTCGGTTTTCACGGCAGTCAGATCTGTTTTGTACTTCTCGATATGTTTACCATGTTCAGCCATGATTTTATCGATCTGCTCAGCGGTCAAACCCAACTTTTCCAAATCTTCCCTTTTCATTTCCTGTTCCTTTCGTTATTGCACTACGTTGCTTTTACGTGTCACGAACACATGGTGTTGGCTAGCATACGTTCTAACCCAACGATAAAAAAAGGTCGCTCGGTGCAATAGCAAATAGAATATCATTTGCAACTACACCGAGCGGCCAACTTCGGTATCAGGCCGTAAGTATTCAATTACACACATTATAGCAATAACACTGCAAAATGCAAGAAATTTAATGTGTTCGATTTTGATTAATTGCTTCTTGAAATGTAAATCAATCTATGCTAAAATAAGGATGTCCTGGGGTGAGAAGTCGTCTCTCACACGCTCATAAGAGGCAGAGATTCCGAGGTGACGCCGGAGAACGGGACAAGCCGACTTTGTCGGCTTTTTTTATTTGATTTGCAACCACCTCGATTTTATTCCATTTTCATCAAATACAAACCGTTTATCAGCTAAGAAAATGGTTATTATTCTATGTTTCTCTTTTTCTGTTTTCCCATATCTCACACCAATAACCAGTAAATCATAAAGATCATGATCTACTTCGGCAATATGAGTTATTGCCCAACGACCTTCTTTTTTAGTAGGAACAGCATCAATATATCTAGGAGATAACAATACATTCTGAATTGCCTGTGGATGACTTTCCAACCAGTTAATTTGCTCTTGGTGATTGCTCCAAATGTGTTTCTTCTTCGCTGGAGTCAATACAACATCATTTGAAACGATATACTCTTTTCCTGGAGTATTTTTTGGAAAATAGTTTTTGAGATCAGCAGTTTTACCAATAACTTCTGAAATTGCTAAAGAAAAATCAATCTTTGTTTTTCTTCCTGTGCTGATCGTGAATATTTGCTCTCGTTCATACTGCCTTCCCAACCTCGTTTGCTTCGTGAAATCCCGCATTCTGGCTTGCCACTCTCGCACCTTGCCCGTTTCATACTCAGTATCAAGGTGCGCTGCCTTCAACGCCCCTTCTTGCCGTTTCCAGTAACGAATCTTTCGCTCAATTTCTCGTTGTTGCTGCGTTGCCTCATAAACGCTAATTTCCTGACCATTATAGGTAACGGTTTTGTTCACATAACTTTCAAGCTCAGCGTTTGAGTAAGCATTCTCAGAAATACCCTCGAAAAATGGATAGAAACTATGACGGCAATTATGGATTACAATGTCATTAGCAAAGTACCAGCCACCTTCTGTTTCGAGGTTATAAACATGGACAAAAGAACCTTGCGTAGATTTCCGCTCGATGAAAATGATGTTATCCAACTCTACAATTCCGGGGTATCCACTACAACTATCAAGGAGAAATACGGGTGTTCCCTGAAAGCGGGAATTGAAGCAACCCCGCAAAAAGCCATCTGGAAATATAACATCGACCTCGCCATTGGAAACGTCGCCGTGGAAGTAACCGGCAGAGGAAGGAAACCGGACTATATCCCCATTTACAGAAAGAGAATCAAATATATCTTGAATTCTGGTTTCTCCCTGGTCTATATTTGGGCTTCCACCATTTATCCGGTCTTGTGGGATGCGGCTGATTACATTATCTCCTTTTGTCAGCAGGCCAGCCGCGATCCATCCCTTGTTGGTCAATATAGGGTGATTGGGTGTACAGGAAAGCTCCTTGCCTCCGGCAGTGTGCAGGATAATGATTTCACCGGAATATTCACGGCGATACCCGGCACATATAGCCGGACCTGACACAACCGTTTCGCCAACGACACAGTTCCAACCCATCAACCCTTCACCGCTGCCATAACCCGTTTTCTCAATAAAACTCGGATATTCAGCATGAGTGCCTGACCTGGAATAGACTTTTCCCTGCCACCCCTCGTGATTGGCCGGCCCCGTTCCAGTATTACGAGCGCCAATGTGAGCGGATACAGCAACCAGATCAACCCCCATTTCATCAGCACGCGCTTCCTGGAGCTTTCCAACTGTTTGATTGACTCCGGTCAATACATATCGCCGCATGGCAACATCCAAATGGTCTTGACGACCACTAAAATGGATCACCGGTAATCCTTTGTCAGCCACATCCTTAACTGCCTGACGAATTGCCGTATTGTAATCAAAAGCCCCACTGGTTATTTGCATATACGCCAGGTCAGCAGCATCAATAAAAGCATTTTGTCCACTAATTGCCGTAGTCATGGTCAAGTTTTTCATAATGCCCTGGGTTTTATTCAATCCAGCAGCCAAAACTTGTTTCATCGCCGGGGATAAATTGAGAGGAATAGGCTGAAGGCCGGCAGCCTTATAAATTCCATCGTCAAACGTCATCGCTTTTACACCGGCTTTTTCAAACATGGCTTGTAATTCCCCACTTGTTTTGCCAGTCAAAATCGTCAGCTCAGATAAAATGTTTTCGTATAACTTGCCGCTCTCCGATAGCCGTTGCATCTGCCAGGCCGCCGTAGAACTGGCAAAATCCAACTTTCCCAACCGCCGCGCAATAGCTATAATGACCGAATCAGCATACTCAGTATAAAGGGTGATCAGGCGTTGCGGCAGCGCCAAGGTGAGCTCCGCTGCTCGAACCGGCAGAGATCGCTCCGCCAACACAGGCAATGCTGCTCAGAAACAGGCTAAGAATCAATGCAATTGTCCAGATGTATTTGTTCATGCGTTCCTTTCATGTAATTTTTTGGGGTATAATTTTTATGGGACATGCGTCCCTTTCATCGCAAGCTCTCGCTCTTATTCAGTGGGAGCTTGCATTTTTGGTCCAACTGCTTGTAGCGCAGTGATGATCCGGTGAAAGGCATCGTTGGCGAGCGCTGCTCGGCGTACTACACTCACTTCACAATTCTTGTCAGCTAACAATGGAGCTACAGCTTCCAATCCTTTGTAGGCAATGGCGATTGCTTCTGCTCGAGCCCACTCCACATGATTTGGCCAACGCTTTCGAGCCGTTGTCATCCTATATTTCCTCCTGGTGCTATTCAGTTGTCAATGTGCGCCCGGTTAGTGCCCGGATAACTGCTTAATTCTGACAAATCACCTCCTCTCCTCTATACTGAGTATGTTGGGCTATTCGGTTGCAATATCTCTCGTCCAATGGCACTGGCTGGCTGGTACAAATTGGGCTTGATCGCTGCCAGGCAGTCAAAGGCGAAATCGCCGCGCCAGTCACGACATTTGAGCGCAAGCGTCATCAGAAACGAAAAATCGGGAGTGTTGATACCATCCTCCCAGTTTTTCACGGTCATGTAGGAAAGGGATTCACCTTGGATATTTTCAACAAGAACTGCAGCAAACTTTCTCAGGCTGAGCTTTTTGGATTTGCGATATCGGGATACGATTTGTTGGGTAGATTTCATATATGCTCTTTATAGGTAACTGGATTTACTATACGTAACTGTGGTGACATTATAATAACAAACAGTGTCCAACTTGTCAAGGGATATTTACACAAAATGTTCTATTGCTATACTTATGTTGTGACGAAAGATAACTTGCGTGAATGGTTCAGACAAAAATATTTCTACTGGGAGCAAAATATCCATCAGGATCGAGGGTCGATTAAAGAATTTGCAGCTTATCTGGGAATTGGACGTACATATCTAACAATGCTTATGAATGGCACCCGCCAAAATATAAGCATGGAAACCGCTCTGCGGATTGCAGAACGGCTGAATGATTATCAAATACTGAGTATTTTAGGATATGCTCGACCAGGTAAACAATTAATTGTTGATCATTTTCCCCTTGATTTTGGAGAACGTCTTACCCGGGCTACAGAAGAAGTAAATCGCACATTCGCCGAACGTGGAGTAACTGGGGAAATGCCTGCGGCAGAAAAAATTGCAGTTGAAATTTTTGAGAAATGGGGTTTTAAATACATTTCAACTAATAGTGAGGATGAAGGATCATAAAATTTTATTTTCATTAGACCTCGGTAATATAATAAACCCTGCTTCAATAATAGCATTAACGTTCTATGGATTACAATGGTAAAATAGATTAATTGAAAGTCAAAATTCGATTAATCCAAGAGGTAAACCAATGTCGCCAAAAGTAATAAACCTTGCCTGCCCTACCTGCGGAGGGAAAATTGATGCTGGCAATCAAAGTGGTCAATGTGTTTGCTCATATTGTGGGAACCAGTTACAAATATCTGAGTATGAGGGGGAGCTTACATTAAAGCCATTTGTTGAAGTAGCTAAAACCATAGAACACAGTATGAATTTTGCCGCATCTGAAATGGCCATCAAAAGAATTCGAGTCGAGCTCGAAAAATTGCATCATAAAAAGCAGTCCTATTCGTTGAACTGGGATAACCTGAAGAAGATTCAATCCAAAAGATCAAATTACAAACGTTCAATCATTATCTTTATCGGTATTATGCTGGGAAGTTTTCCTCTTTTCATTATTGCAGTAGCTGTAGATTTAATATGGTTAGGCATACTCTGTGTATTTGCCTTCGTAAGTGCATTTTTTGCAATTTTATATACCATTTCGAAAAGCATTAGAAGAAAAATGCTTGACAAGGATTATTTGAAATTGTCAGAACACATAATTCCCTTAGAGGAACAAATTTTCAAAAAGGAAAAGGAACTGGAAATGCACTTACGATTGGTCGAAAATTTTCAAGATAAACAAATTCAATATTAACAAATCGCACTGTAATCCAAAACGCTCAACTCCATCGGACTAATGGAAAAATATCAAACTTACACCCCATATATGCCGGTCGAACCTCGATTTTAGCCTATATATCGCCCCTTACGATTATTTCCTTAATCCGGACTTAAAATCCGCCGGTGGTGACACCTTGTGGGTTCGATTCCCACCCGCCCCACAAATTTATATTCTTTTCATCCTCTATCCACGCTTAAATTCCATGCTACACTAAATTAAAGCTCCTTTTCA